TACAGCAACAGCGTGGCGCGACGTATCATCAACCAGTACAACGACATCATCATTGATTCGGTTAATCAGTTGCAGACTATCGACGAGCTGAGAGCGCCTGTAAAGGCTGCCAGGTTACGTGCGATTTTGGCGCAGTTGAAAGAATCGCTGGCGACATGGGCTGGTGATGCGACAGAGATCACCGCCTTAGAGCTTCAGGGTTTGGCTGAGCTGCAATCAGAGTTTGTAGAGGATCAACTACGCAAGGCTTTGCCTGCCGGTGGTCGTGATTTAGTCCGCAACGTTGAAATCAGCCCGCAGTTTGCTCAATCTGTTGTCGTCACTGACCCAACGCAGATCAACGTGGTTGCATTGTCGGATGACCTGTTCGCTGCAGTTGAAGGCGCGGCAGCAACCGGCGCTCCTGCAACATTCAGCCTGACAGCGCGGCAAGGTGCAACGATTACGCTGCCTAACGGTCAAGTAGTAGAGAAAGCGTTTCGAGGGCTGGCGGAGACTTCTGCCGAGCGATTCAGTCAAGTTGTGCGGCAAGGATTGCTGACGGGTGAGCCAACAGCAGATTTAGCTCGTAGGTTGCGCGGTAGCTTGGAATTTGGCGAGACAGCAAAAACAGTCAAGCAACTGCAGCTTGCTGGCGGAGAGCTAACTAAATTCGCGGACCATCAAATCGTCAGCCTTGTTCGTACCAGTGTCAATCAAGTGGCAAACGAGGCGGCAAATCGTGTTTACGAGTCAAACTTAGACATCACGCGTAAGTATAAATATGTCGCAACCCTTGACAGTAGAACAACGGCAATCTGTCGAGCGTTAGACGGCAAGACCTTCGAGTATGGCAAAGGGCCAAAGCCGCCGCAGCATTTTGGTTGCAGGTCAACCATCGTGCCAGAGATTGATTATGAAGGCTTGGGGTTTGAACCGCCGCGGCCTGGCAAGCGTGCGGCCAAAGGCGGCATGGTTGATTCAGGGACGAATTATGGGGAATGGCTATTGGAGGGTGGGGACACTAGACAGCGTGAAGCGCTAGGGAGCAAAGCGCCATACTTCAGGATGTTGGCCCGTAAGCATGGCGCACGTAACGCCATGGCAAAGCTCGTTCGTGAGGATGGTTCAGAACTAACATTGAAGCAGTTGCGAAGTCGGTACGGTGCCACTAAAGAAAGGTAAATCGCAACTCACAATTTCACAGAACATCCGCAAGCTAATCAAAGAAGGCTATAGCAGACAGCAGGCCGCAGCCATTGCTTATGCTGAAGCAGGCATCACTCGTAAACGCAAGCCAACCCGCAAGCGCGGTTAAACTAAGGGCATCTGCTGTTTGGTCATGCCACGCTATTCAGGCCCCAAAAAGCCTCAAAAGCCAGCAACCAAAAAGGGAGGCAAGAAGAAGTGAAACGCGGTGATCGTGTTAGCTGGACCTATCAAGGCAAACGCACTTTTGGCGTAATCACAAGCATTGGCGGCAAGCGTGCCAGCATTAAAGGTCCATCAGGCGGAACTGTTACTCGTGTTGGCTCCGATGATGATCCGATCGTGCGGATCAAGTCCGAATCAACCGGCAACGCTGTCCTTAAAAAACGGTCTGAGGTAAAAGCAGCTCCTAAGCGCAAATGAGCATTGAGTATCGAGGTGAGACGTTTGAGGGTTATAACAAGCCCAAGCGGACGCCAAAGCATCCGAACAAGTCTCATGCGGTACTCGCTAAAGAAGGCGACAAAATCAAGCTGATTCGCTTTGGTCAACAAGGTGTATCAGGGTCACCACGGCGCGAGGGCGAATCCAAGGCAGCCAAAGCGCGCAGAGCGTCATTTATGGCGCGTCATGCCAAAAACATTTCCAAAGGGAAGATGTCGGCAGCTTATTGGGCAGCCAAGGAAAAGTGGTAGACATAGTTATAGTATGAGAGCAAATTAACCAGTTTGGTTAACAATGGCTGAAGAGCAAACACAAGAACTTGCGGCACCTGACGTTGCCAGCGATGCAGAGACACAAGCGCTTAAGACCAGCATTGAAGCCCTTGAGCGTAAGAACTACGAGCTAATCAGCAAGCTCAAGAAAGCAAAGGCGGTGCCTGATGGTGTGGATGTGGAAGAACTCTTGGAGTTCAAGCGGCAAGCCGAGCAATCAAAGCTGGAGGCAGAGGGCAACTACACCGAAGCACGACAGGCTCTGGAGCAGCAGTACCGTGAGGCGTCGGCGCAGAAGGATGAGCGCATTAAAGAGCTTGAAGCGAAAGTTCGAGAGCTTGAACTGATCAGCCCCGCAGTCTCTGCTCTGGCGGATATTGTTCACGATCCCGACTTGGTGCTGAAGACCAAGCTTTCAGCCGACAAGATCCAGCGTGAGGCCGATGGCACTGTGGTTGTCGTCGATGGTTATGAGCGCACGCCTGTTGTGGATTGGGCCAAAAACAGTTTGCCTGCATGGATGCAAAAAGCTCCAAAGCCTCAAGGCGGTGGCGCTCCTGTCGGTCGCAGCGGTGGCAATGAAATCCCAGCAGGAACAAAGAATCCCTTCGCTGCTGAGTCATTCAACCTGACCGAGCAGTCCCGTTTGTTTAGAACAGATCGTGATTTGTACGATCGGATGAAGGCTGCGGCAGGGCGTTAATATAAAAACAAGGCGAGGCTACGCTAAGCCATATTCGGGTTACGCCCACTCTGTAAACCCTTTTGAGGATTTTAGTCATGGCGACTCTTCGCTCTGACATCATCGTCCCCGAGGTATTTACTCCTTATGTCATCGAGCAAACCACCCAGCGTGATGCCTTCTTGGCTTCCGGTGTGGTGCAGCCAATGGCGGAGCTGAATGCCACTGAGGGCGGTGATTTTGTCAACGTTCCTTTCTATAAAGCAAACCTGACTGGTGACTTTGAGGTTCTGTCTGACAGCACTTCACTGACTCCTGGCAAGATCACTGCTGATCGTCAGACCGGCGTCATCCTGCACCGTGGTCGCGCTTTTGAAGCTCGTGACCTGGCTGCACTTGCTGCTGGCTCTGATCCGATGGCTGCAATCGGCGCCAAGGTTGCTGAGTATGTTGCCAACCAACGCCAAAAGGATCTGCTGTCCTGCCTTGGCGGTGTCTTTGGCTCTCTGGGTTCTACCAGCTCTTCTGCTGCGTTCTTCCCACTGACCATTGATGGTGAGTCTGGCGACACTCCTACCGTGCTTTCACCTCGTCACGTTGCTGAGGCCAAGTCTCTGCTGGGTGATCAGGGCGAGAAGCTGACCGCCATGTGCGTTCACTCCAAAATTTATTATGACATGGTCGAGCGTCGTGCGATTGACTTCATCTACGACAACACCGGCGCTGGTGACGCCAATGCTGATTCCGGTTCTACCGCGAACGCATTTGGTCAAGTCAGCGTGCCGACCTTCATGGGTCTGCGTGTGATTGTCTCCGATGATGTGCAGACTGCTGGTAGCGGCTCTTCCACTGAGTACGCCTCCTATTTCTTCACTCAAGGCGCTGTCGCTTCTGGTGAGCAACTGGCAATGCAAACCGAAACTGACCGGGACATCCTGGCCAAATCGGATGCAATGTCTCTCGACCTGCACTACTGCTATCACCCCGTCGGTAGCCGTTGGACTGCTTCCACTGTGAACCCAACCCGTTCAGAGCTGGAAACTGTCGGTAACTGGTCGAAAGTGTACGAAACCAAGAACCTTGGCATCGTGCGCGTGACCAACACTTCTAACATGGATTGAGGAGGTAATTAATCATGGCTTCTCAATTTGAAGTGTCTGCTGGCAAGGCTATCGGCTACGTCTCTGGCGGTGCCGTTACCCAAGCCACCAGCAAATCCACTGGCGTGACTCTGAACCAGCCTTGCGGTCAGATCACTACTCATAACGCATCTCTTGCAGGTGGCGCTGAAGTTTCCTTCACCGTTACTTCTGACAAGGTCGCTGCTGCCGATGTGGTTGCAGTTTGCGTGCAGTCTGGAGCTTCCACTGGCACTTACATCGCCAGCGTTAGCGCTGTGGCTGCTGGGTCTTTTGATGTGACCCTTTCCAATGTCGGCACCACTGCCGGTGAAGCACTCGTGCTGAACTATGTGGTGATCAAGTCTGCAGCATCCTGATGGGTCTGTACGCTTTCCGGCGTTTGCGTGAACTTGAGGCTGCTTCTGCGGAGGCGGCCTCTCTTTCCGTAAAAAAGCCAACTCCTGCAAAACCAACCACCAAGGCTGATGGCAGTAACAATCGACGCAACAGCGGGCGGGGCAAGCGCAAACAGTTACCTGACGCTGAGTGACGCTCAAGCCATCATCGACGGCATGGTTGAAGGTGATGACGTTGCCGCATGGGCTTCAGCAACGACTGACCAAAAGAACCGCGCTCTTGTGTCCGCTGCAATGCGGATCGACCGCGAAAGATTTCTAGGTGCTAGGGCTACGGACACGCAAGCAATGCAGTGGCCCCGCACTGGTGTACGCAAACCAGACACTTATATCAACACCTATGCCGTTGGGTTTCCGTTTAGGATCACGACTGATTACTTTACCGACACCGAGATTCCACAGCAGGTAAAGGACGCTCAGGCCACGATGGCGGTTTACCTGCACAACAACAAAGATGGCCTTGGGCTAAGTGGCTTGGAGGACTATAAGAACGTGAAGATCGGCAGCCTTGATGTAACGCCGAATCAATATGGCGCAACTGGCGCTGATCGAATCCCGCCGATGGTGGAGCGTTTCTTCACAGGGCTTAGAATAAGTGGACCAGGCAACATTGCTGTTAAGCGGAGCTGATCATGTCAAAGGGTTTT